GGGCAGCGTTGTCAAGGTCCCAGCCCGCATGCTTTCGCATGCGCGCGCGGATACTAGAGCCGACTCCAAGCTGAAAGAAAACATTCAGTGTGGGTTCGATTCCAATACTCCGGAAAGTAAGTGCTGTTTTGGGAACAGCGGCATAACGATTTCCGGAAACGAACTCGAAAGGTTCGCGAGGACGAGAAGAGGTTTTGAGTAATAAATTACCCATCCACTTCGTGCCCGCCAGGTTAAGTAAATGCCAGGCGGCGCCTCGGGTTAGCGTCAGATCATCTGAGTATTTATCCGCAGCAGTTGGGTTAGCAACGGAACTAGAGAAGGTCGTGCCAGGCCCGTGTCGAGAACGAGCTTTTAGCTCGTCATCAGACGGGCAGTGTTGGAGCCAAGAGAGCAGTCGTCTTCTTACCCTTCGGAGGAATTCCGAAGGCGCATCTGCCGAAAAAGGCGATACGAGAAAGGGAGATAATCGCTCATTGGTCCGATAGCACGATGCCTCACCGGCGCGCCACGTACATTCGGCCGCGAGGCGTCGCTCTCCATCTGAAGACCCCGGTACATCCGGATTCTTCTTCAAGAGCGCGACGGCAGCAGCAGCACGGAAGTATGCGACCGCGTCGGTGAAGTCTTCAGGCGCAGCCTTAACGGCTAGCACCTCAGCCCACCGGCCTGTCGCAGCAAGCTGTGACAAAAGCCGAGATGTGGGACAGTCTAGTTGCGCCCAATACTGGAGCGCCACCTTCAACGTCAGGTCGAAAGGCATAGGAAGTCCAAGTTAGAAACTAATGACTCAGGAAGTCATCGCTCGAACGCGCGGACGCGTCGAGAGAGGTGGCTTACTGAGGGCTGTATCCCGCTTTAAGCGCATCCTTAATAAGGGTCGCCGAAACGAGATTGCAAGCTTGATGCACACTCTCAGCGAGTTCACTCGCTGGGATGGATGTCGGGAGAACAACCGACACACTGAGCACGAAAGCATCAGAAGTTTCATATTTGGATGTCACCGTGTTCTGGGTACTGTAAGGACGCTTATAGTCGATAGTCGCGCGTCGAGCAGTGCGAGGACCATTACTGGTCGTCCGCATCTCCAAGATCGCGCGATGCCCGACGGGCATCCCGGCAGCCGCACCGGTGTCCTGACGCCAAACGGCCTTAGACCCATCGCCGGCAGCGCCGGTCAATACGTCGTAGACGATGTTGGTGACTTCATCCGCCTTTTTGACGGAGATATTCGCCGCTGAGGGCATAGGACTCACTCCTAATTTGAGTTACTTGCCAAAGACCGAAATCACCAGAGAAATGGCTTGAAGGCCACGCTCCAGGGAAAAGCCTTTGAACGGCTTCGCGACGAGAGAGGGGCTAGGAATGCCCAAAATCCTCTCGAATTCTACCGATTCTTGACTGATAGTTTGTACGGAGTAGCCAATGTATGGCGGATCAAGCAGTTGATGCTGCTGAACCGAATACGAATTGGCCGCCCGCGTACCTTTAATCATAAAGGAATGGTAGGGGTGCCGAAGTTCCACCCCGAACCAGTCAGACGAAGCTGAAATGGCTTGTTCAACGTTGACGAACCAGTCAACGATGAACGAGAACGGGATTAGCTTCCAAGGCAAGGCGAGGTCATATAGACCAAGTCGGTTCGCCAAGAAAACATTGGGGTTTGTGATACGTACAGTCGCTCCGCAGCGAACGCTGATAGAGTAATTGCACTGCTCACGAGTTCTATAGAAATAGGGGTCGTACGTCCCGCCAGAGCTGAAAGCCGAGGTGTTCGTGGACGACCAGGATTCTATAGAACGCCCCGATAGGGAACGTTCAGAAGGCTCGCTACAGAGGAGACTCCATGATTCGCTTAGATCGTTGAGTAGAGGCTTGAGGCCGTACTCAAATTCTAAGAAGTTCATCGAGAGCGCCTTTGAACGCGAAACCTTAGATGGTTCGACAGTCTTAAGTACCCGTGCAGCTTCCTTAAAACGCCCCCTCTTCAGGGAGCGAACAAAGTTAGCCAGCTGAAGGGCACGACCGACAAACATCGAGCGAGCCTGACCGGCTTGCGCGATGTTTTCAGCCCAACCTGCACTCGCACCAAGAGAACCTTTCAGTTTTTCATAGGCTTGATTATAGGCATGAGCTTTCCTGTCAGGTAAACTGCTATCTATAGATGGTGAAAATGTCGCGTCCTTCAAACGGCTCGTGGAATTGTTTCCGAGCGAGTCTGAGTCCGCGAGATCTACAGTACCATAGTAGCGGTAATACTTGTAGGGAAGAGGTCGGTCATACGGCGGGGCCTGACGGTATCGGCCGCGGAAATTATCCGCGAACGATTCAGTCGGAAAACTCGCAATAGGACCGGTTATCGGTAATGCCATAGCGCTTCCTAAGAGAGGGATTCCCTCTCGCGCTAGAGACAGCTGCCCTCCCGCACGATCGAGACCCATAAAGGGTTAAGAACGTAA